TCCGTATTCATGCTGGAAACACCAGCGCAGACACGGAAGGATGCTTGCTGGTGGGGGACATCAAGGGCGACGATTTTATCAGCAACAGCAGGCCGGCACTCGTCAGGGTGTTCGGAGCAGTACAAGCCGCGTTGCATCGTGGCGATGAAGTCACTATTGAGTTTCAGAGGGAGTAAAATGAGCCTAGACCCATTAACCGCAGTCATTGATATCGGTGGCAAACTGATCGACAAACTGTTCCCAGACCCAGCACAGCGCGATGCGGCAAAGCTGGAGCTGATCAAGGCGCAAGCAGCCGGTGAGCTGGACGGAATAAAAGTGCAACTCAGCGCAATTATTGCAGACTCGCAGAGCGCAGACCCATGGACAAGCAGAGCAAGGCCGTCATTCCTGTACGTGGTTTATATCCTGCTGCTGTGGTCTATCCCGATGGGGATGTTGTCGATGTTCGCGCCGGACAAAGCCGCGGCATTTACCGTAGGTTTTCAGGGCTGGCTGACGGCATTACCGGAACCGGTGCTGCAATTGTTCGGAGTCGTGATGACGGGATACGTAGCGGGGCGGTCGTGGGAAAAAGTTAAGGGGGCTGCAAAATGACCGCAGAGGTTATCGACTATCGAATTACTGCGCTTGAATCAAGCGTCTCTGAGATACGCCAAGCCGTCAGATCAATCGATGGGTCATTGCAAATTCTAGCGCGCCTAGAGCAGCGCCACGCAGAGACCAGGGACGGTCTTGAGCGAGCGTTTGGCGAGTTGGCAGATCACGAGGCCAGAGTTAGGGTAATCGAGCAGGAGCAGCCGACTACAAAGCTCATCAAGGGCTGGGTGATCGCTGGAGTAGTCGGCGGGTTATCCATGATGGGCGTAGCGATGATTAAGTTGGTGATGGCGTGATGGCTGCGAGGAAGAACCCAGCAACACCAGCGCAAGATAAGTTAAACGCCGTAGGAATCGATGCTATTTGCACTGACGTTTGCGAGTGTGTTCCATTGCGCACAATAGCCCGTAAATGCGGGGTTTCTTTTGCGAAACTGGCCGAATATCTATCCCGGCCAGAACATACTGAGCAATACGCACGCGCACGCGAGGCTCAGGCAGACAAGATGGCAGAGGACATTCTTGCTATCGCTGACGATGGGCTGAACGACACCTACACCGATGATGACGGCAACGAGCGCACCGATCATGATGTAGTAGCACGGTCCAGGCTGCGAGTTGATGCGCGTAAGTGGCTGGCCTCAAAGATGGCTCCGAAGAAATACGGAGACAAGATGGCTATTGGCGGGGCAGATGATTTGCCGCCCGTCCAGATAACAGAAATCGTGCGAAAAATTGTCAAAGCTGATTAACCTAGTTAATGGGCTTATGTGTGAAGTGTCAAAAATCACGGCTTGGCATCCAATCACCAGTCGATATCAATAAATAAAACTTATGTCTTCGCTAACGATTGAAACGCCAGAAGTGTTTGAGCCGTTGCTTCAACCAGCCCGTTACAAAGGTGCATATGGTGGCAGGGGCAGCGTAAAATCACACTTCTTCGCCTCTTGCGTGGTGGAAGAATCCATCCGGAGGAAGGTCGATATTGTTTGCCTTCGGGAAGTGCAGAAATCGCTCAAGTTTTCCGTCAAGAAGCTCATCGAGAACAAGATCGAGGCTATGAACGCCGGGGCATACTTCGAGGTGCAGCAAGAGCAGATCAAATCCAAGCATGGCGGAAACATCATCTTCCAGGGGATGCAAGACCATACCAGCGAGTCTATAAAATCGTTGGAAGATTTTGGCATAGCGTGGTTCGAGGAAGCGCAGAGCGCCAGCCAGCGCAGCCTGGATTTATTGAGGCCGACGATACGCTCACCTGGTAGCGAGATTTGGTTTAGCTGGAATCCACGTTTCCCTACTGACCCTGTTGACCAGCTACTGCGGGGCGCTACGCCTCCGCCTGGCGCGATAGTAGTTGAGGCAAATTACACAGATAACCCTTGGCTACCCAAGGAGCTGATAGACGAGATCGAGTACGACAAGCGACGCGACCCGGACAAGTACGCGCATATCTGGCTCGGTCAGTATCAGCAGAACAGCAAGGCGCGGGTATTCAACAACTGGCGCATTGAAGAGTTCGAGAGGCCGGAAGGCACGCTTCACCGGTTGGGCGCAGATTGGGGATTTAGCGTTGACCCTTCTGTACTGGTGCGCTGCGACATAGACAAGAACCGCCTCTATGTGGATTATGAGGCTTACATGGTGGGCTGCGAGATCGTAAATCTCCCTGCATTGTTCCTGTCCGTTCCTGAGTCTGAAAAGTGGCCTATTATTGCGGATAGCGCCAGGCCAGAAACCATCAGCCACATGCGCAACAACGGATTTCCAAAGATCATGGCCGCAATCAAGGGGGCCAAGTCACTGGAAGAGGGCGTCGAGTTCCTGAAGAGCTTCGACATTATCGTGCATCCCCGTTGCACGCATCTGATAGATGAGCTTTCGCTGTACAGCTACAAGACTGACCCGTTTGACGATTCAAAGGTACTGCCTATTCTGGCAGATAAGGACAATCACTTGATAGATGCTTTGCGCTACGCCTGTGAAGGGGCCAGGCGCATCAGCAAGAATGAGGAATCATGGTCAAAACCGCTGAAGCAAAACTTAAAATACGTCGTGTGATCAATCAGAAGGAACCGGCCAGATGCGGCAGGCTCGAAGCGATGAACGATTACGCCGCGCGTGTTCGTGTTGGTCAAAGTTCCAGCATGGGCAAGGAAGAAAGCCGCGCATTGATCATCAAGGCGCTAGAGGGACAGGGTTACACTGATTTCGACGGGTTGATTATTCCAGCATGAACAAAATCACTGAAATAGAACTGCTTGCCATCATCAAGGCGCATCGGCGAGATAGTCTCGGCGTGTCAGATGGCGACCTATCCAACGATAGGGCCACGGCAATGGATCACTATCATGGGCGGCCCTACGGCAACGAGATGGAAGGACGCAGCGCGGTAGTCAGTAAAGACCTGTCTGAGACCGTAGATTGGGCGATGCCGGCCATTATGCGGATATTCACTCAGTCCGGGAACATCGCCGAGTTTGATCCGATAGGCCCGGATGACGAAGAGGCCGCAGAGCAGGAGAGCGACTACACCAATCAGGTTATCATGCGCGACAACAACGGTTTCATGTTGCTGCATGACGCCATTAAGGACGCGCTGCTGCTCAAGAATGGCTATGTTAAACATTTCTGGGAAGAGTCCGAAAAGATCACGACAGAGGAATACAGCGGCCTGACCATTGAAGAACTAACCAATATGGTTGCATACCTCGAAGCAGATGGTGCTGAAGTTAATATCAAGGGGCAGGAAATCCGGGAAGATATTGTCAATGGCATGCCGTCTCAATTGATAGACATTGAGCTGCATATCAAGCGCAAAACCGGAAAGGTTTGCATTGAAGCTGTTCCGCCAGAAGAAATTCGCGTTTCCAAGCGTTGTCGCGGTTCCTTGCAGTCGTCGCCATTCACTGAGCATGTCACCAGCAAGACTCGTTCCGACTTGATCGAAATGGGCATGGATAAGGATTTTGTTTACAGCCTTACAGCGTGGGACGCAACCGAGAACGATGCGCAGGTACGTAGTCGCGATTCTATGATTGACGAATCCGACACTTACGGCGCGTCAATTTATGACAAATCCATGGATGAGATTCAATACTGCGAGGCTTATCTCAAGGTGGATTGGGACGGCGATGGCATCGCAGAGCTGCGCAAGGTTGTAACGGTCAGCGACAAGCTGCCAAAGGGCGAAGAATGGAACGAAGTAATCGACGCCGTTCCGATATCAGGATTCGTCTCCAAGCGCGTGCCGCATCGGCATGTTGGAGAATCGCTGGATGATGATCTTAGCGACTTACAGGAAATGAAGACCGTCCTGATGCGGCAACTGTTTGACAACGTGTACCTGACCAACAATCAGCAGTATGCCGTTAATGAGCGCGTCAACCTGGCTGACTTCATGACCTCGACACCGGGAGGAATCAAGCGCGTTAAAGGGCTTGAACCTGTCATGGGATCGTATGAGCCGATCATGACGACGCCGATTGTCGGGCAGATACTTCCGGTCGTGGATTTTATCGAGAACATCAAAGAAAACCGCACCGGAATCAACAAATCAACGACCGGCCTTGATCCTGACGTGCTCAAGCAGAGCACCAAGGGCGCGTACATGGAAAACCTCAACCGCGCCAGCCAGAAGATTGAAATGATCAGCCGGATGCTTGCGGAAACCGGTGTTAAGGAAATGGTGCAACAAGTCCATTCCCTACTGATCAAGCATCAGGACAAAGCGCGGGTGGTGAGGATGCGCGGCAAGTATGTGCAGATCAACCCGCAGGAATGGAAGGAACGCACTGATCTTGTGGTTAAAGTAGGCATCGGCACCGGCAACGAAGAGGATAAACGTACCAAGCTGATGCTGCTCGCACAAGGACAAGCGCAGTTGGCATCATTCGGTATGGTTGGGCCTAAGCAGGCATTCGCCATGTTCACCGACCTGGCTGAAACGCTCGGATTCCAGACACCGGATAAATACGCGCTTGACCCTGACACCCCTGAGTTCGCCCAGGCCATGCAGCAGAAACAGCAGGGGCAGCAAGGTAACCAGTTGGCCGAAGCGGAACAGGTCAAGGGTCAGTATCAATTACAGATGGCGCAGCAGAAAGTCCAGTTTGACGGACAGGTTCAGCAGATGAAAGCTCAGTTCGAGCATGAGCGAGAAATCATGAAACTGCAACAGAAAGCCAGCGAGGCGCGGGCAGACCGCGCCAGCCGCGAGGCAATCGAGGCCGCAAAATTGGAGTTTCAGGCATTGATTGCCGGTTATAACGTAGACATAGGACAGCCAGGTTTAGGCGCTGGATTGGGAGATGGTTAATGACACCGCAAACACGTAAATTTGCCTCTGAAGATGCGCGGCAACTGCTGGAAAACAAGCTGTTTAAAATGGCCTTCGAGCACATGGCCAACTCATTGGAAGCGCAAGCACTAACATGCAATCCTGATGACAAGGACAAGGCGCAACGCGTAGTGATCGCCAAGCAGATATTGGTCGGTATCCGCCGCGAGATCGAGCGCATTGTTGAAGATGGCGTCATGGCTGACTTCCAGCTTGCCGAAGTGGAGCAGAAGAAAACTATGTTGCAGCGAGTGATGCGCCGCTAACCAAGAGCAACCCAAACCGACCGGCCTAGAACCGGTTTTTTACGTCAATTCAACAGGAGTATCACAACATGGCAGAGCAAGCGGAGAACCCTACCCAATCGGGCGACAGTATCCAAGAGCGTTTGGAGTCTTATCTCTCACCGGATGAGCCGAAGAAGCCACAAGCCGAGGCGCAACAGGAAACACCACAAGCCGAGGCCGCACCAGAAACAAACGATGAACCCGAGAGCGACGAAAGCGATTCCGAGTCTGAGCCGCAGTTGTCTACCACCGATTTAGCCAAGTATTTGGGTATTGACGAGAGCTTGCTGGATGTTGACGAGCTGGGAGCATTGAACCTGAAGACTAAGGTTGATGGTGAGGAAGGCAAAGCCAAGCTATCCGACTTGATCGCTTCCTATCAACTGAGGGCGCATGTAGACAAAGAGAGCCGTGCCGTTGCCGACCAGCGCAAAGCCTTTGAAGCACAGGTCAACGAGTACCACCAGCAACTCGCAGCAAGAGCACAGCAGGTCGAGGACTTGGTAGCTGCTGCACAGCACGAACTGAACCGAGAGTTTCAGAACGTGGATTGGCAGACGTTGCGAGTTACCGACCCGGCTGAATACGCGGCCAGTTTGCAGGACTATCAGGCACGGCAGGCACATATCAACAACATTGCCAATCAGGCAAACCAGCAGCGCCAGCAGTTCAGCGCAAAGCAGCAGCAGGATCAGGCCGCATTCCTACAGGAGCAAGCCAAGGCATTGCCGACGCTGATACCTGAATGGAGCGACCCGGTTGTTGCAGACAAGGAACGCGGCGAGATTCGTGATTTCGCTATCAGCTTGGGTATTCCAAAGGATGATGTGGATTCGATTTCTCACGCTACACACGTCGCCATTCTGCGCAAGGCAATGCTTTATGACCGGATGCAAACCAGCAAGACGGCAATGGAAAAGAAAGTTGTTTCCGCGCCTAAGTTGGTCAAGCCCGGCCAGACCACACCACGTAACAGCAACGAAACCAGCGTGAACAACCTTCGGGCCAATGTTCGCAAATCGGGTGGCAAATTGGGTGTTGAAGAATACCTGCTTGCCACCGGCAAAGTTTAAGGAGAAACAACCATGGCACAACCCACCAATACATTTGCAACAAACGATGCAATCGGCAACCGCGAGGACTTGTCGGACATCATCTACGACATTTCCCCGACTGAAACCCCGTTTTTGTCTGCCATCCCCAAGGTCAAGGCGACCGGCACCAAGCACGAATGGCAAATCGACGCACTGGCAGCAGTTAGCGCGACAAACTTCGTGATTGAGGGCGACGACGCGACCACGGACGCCATCACTGCGACTACTCGGTTGTACAACTACCGCGCGATCTCTGACAAGGTGGCACGCATTACCGGAACCCAGGAAGCCGTCAGCAAGGCAGGCCGCAAATCTGAAATGGCTTACCAGATGAAGAAGCGCATGAAGGAAATCAAGAAGGACGTGGAAGCGGCCCTGCTTGAAAACAATGCATGGGTCGTCGGTAACGACACCTTGGCCTCTGAGTGCGCCGGTATGCAGTCGTACATCAAGACCAACATTGACAAGGCATCTGACGGCACTGCCGCAGGCGGAACCGGCTCTGATGCTTACACCGACGGCACCGCGCGCGTACTGACCGAATCCATGTTCGACAATGCGCTGTCTCTGGCATGGACTAACGGCGGCACCCCTTCGCTGGGCATCATGAACGCTTTCCAGAAGCGCAAGGCTGGCGCGTTTTCCGGCAATGCTACCCGCATTGCCAACGACACCAACAAGGTGAGCAACACGGTGGACGTGTATATCGACCCGCTTGGTTCTGAGGTGCGTCTGGTTCCTTGCCGTCAAGTTCCAACCGATGTGGTTTACTTCGTTGATCCTGAATACGCGGCCTTTGCCGTGCTGCGCGATTTCAGCACCAACGACTTGGCGAAAACCGGCGATTCTGAGCGCAAGCAGATTCTGGTTGAATACACGCTGGAAGTTCGCAATGAGAAAGCGCATGCAGGCATTTACGATCTGACAACCAGCTAATCAGTCGTAACCGCTTAACAGGGGAGGCTCCTGCTTCCCCTTTCTTTTTGGAGAACACCCTATGAGTTACGACATCCATCAAATCAATGGGGGCGTACAGTTCACTGACGACATCGCGAAGGCGGGATTCCCTAACGGGTCTACCGTCTCGGCACGTCATGAACAGTTTGGCCCGATCTGTAAAACCATCCTCCGCCTCGACAACGTGGCGCAAGCCGTAGTCAACGGCACCGAGTATCAGGGCACCAAGATATTCGACTTTCCTGCTGGTCGCATTCTGGTTCTTGGCGTTACTGCCACGCTCCAGCAAAAGACCACCTCCGCCATCGCATCCACGCTGAACGCTGGCGCAACTGGCGCGATCTCTCTTGGCACGGCCACGGCTTCTAACGTATCTTTGACTGGTACAATGGTTGACCTGCTCCCGTCTACGGCCTTCGCTTCGTCTACAACCATCAACGTAGCAGGCACGGCAGTAAGTGCTGCGCTGGCGGCATCGGCGCAGTTTGACGGCACCACCACGGCCAAGGATGTGTACCTGAACACGGCATACGCAACCACTGCCGAAGTGGACGCAGATGCAACCCAAACCATTTCAGGAACGGTAGTTATTACCTGGATTGATTTGGGAGATTACTAAGCACTAAGCAGCAATTACAGGGGCCACTTCGGTGGCCCTTTTTTTTGGGAGCAATAAATGATTGAGACTGACTTCTACAGCGAAGAAAAGAACGCAATCATCACCCGCACCACCTATGACAATACCGATGTATTGGCGGCGAATTTAGCAGACCGTAACGCGGCCAGCGAGACAGCAAGATACAAGGCTGACGCCAGCGGATTGGTGCGTGTAGCCAGCATTTCAGAGGGTGACGTAATCCGGCTCAGGAATC